GCGACGCGGCGTCATCAGTCACGTGTCGCCCGCAGGCCAACCCGCGTGTTCTACGTGCACTTCCTGGGCTGGGTCTTCGAATCTATATAACCAAGTGCACTTCCGAATGGCTGAGTTTATGCCGCCCGTCCGCAGCGGGAGCAGTGACGGGAACCGAACGGCCGACCGCGTCCCGAAGGCGGGTACCCGAGGTGAGTTTACACACCGAGGTTAAGGGCCAATTCGGGCTTGGGACTGGCCGGGCTGTGGGCAAGGCTCTGTGGACGCTCTTAATATGCACCTCTCTAACTTCCAGAAAACGAAAGAAGAGGCCACTGCCACTGCTTCGCCTGCGAGCTAAACCGAAAGCACGGCCTGGGGCGATGAGCTTTTGGTTTCCCCCGGTACATAATGTTGCCGGACAAGAGAGGAATTGGTTCGAGTCCTGTTTCCGTAGTCACGCCGCTTTTTGTGGCTGCGGTAATTTTATCGGTCATCTTAATAATCTTGCTGACCGCTATAATCACCCGGGGGGTCCGCGTCCGCCGGGTGGTCCTGGGCCACAGGCGCCGGTTCCAACAGTGAGGGCCCTGCCTGCGCTGCCCGCGGCGCCTAGCCGTCCGCTACCCCCGCCGCCGCCGCCATGCCGTGGGGCTGGTGGAGAAGGTGGCGGCGCCGACCGCGACGCTGGAGGCGCTGGAGACGCTGGGGCCGTCGCCGGACGCGGTGGGGACTACGGACCCGAAGAGCTCGAGCAGCCGTTCGCCGCCGTCGCCGGGGACGAGTAAGGAGACGGGCTCGGGGAGGGCGACGGTACCACTACCGACGCAGGTTCAGACGCCGACGCGCCAGACGTAGGAAAAAGATAGTACTGACTCAGTGGAACCCCCAGACTGTACGAAAATGCCTCATCCGGGGCATGTTTCCCATCCTGTGGTGCGGCTCCGGAGCCGCCGGGAAAAACTACGCCCTGCACATGGACGATTACACGCCCTCGGGAGGCTTCGGGGGGTCCTTTTCCCTGACCACATTTAACCTCAGAGCGCTGTACGACGAACACATGAAAGGCAGGAACAGGTGGTCACACACTAACGAGGACCTAGAGCTCGCCCTGTACTTTGGCTGCCGGTTTACATTTTACAGACACCCCACTACTGACTTTATAGTAACTTTTAGCAACACACCGCCCATGATGAGCAACCAGTACACCGCGCCACTAGCGCACCCCGGCATGCTTATGAGGAGCAAGTACAAACTGCTGCTCCCCAGCTTTAAAACCAGACCCGGGGGCAAAAAAACCGTATCAGTTAGGATAAGACCCCCAAAACTGTTCAACCACAAATGGTACGCGCAGTCAGACCTGTGCGACGTTAACCTTGTGCAATTCACTGTAACCGCAGCTGATTTCATGCATCCGTTCGGCTCACCACTAACTGAAACTCCTTGTGTGACCTTCCAAGTATTGGGAGACTTGTACAACAAGTGTCTCAACATAGACTTACCCAAGGTTGATACGGTTAAAAATGCAAGCAGTCCACATACAAAAATACAGGTAAAGTTAACTGACAACTCAGGTAACCCAACTAACAAAGAGGCAGTCAAAACATTATATGAACAACTGTTTTCATACGGGCAGTACTGGCAAACATTTATCACAGACTTTATGACTGCAAACCCTCCAAAGTACGATAACGGTAACAACAAAAAATTATTCAATGACAATGATTACAATACATTTAAAACAACTTTTCTAACAAAAAAAGACTCCGGATACTTGTTTGCCAGCTACAATCCAGCACAGGTAGCAGAAAACATCAAAAACATTAGAGACCAAAACTTTGCATTAACAACGGGGAAGAATGACGTGTTTGGAGACAGCAAAGCACAGTACCACAACGCCACACACCTATTAGATTACAAACTAGGCATATACAGTCCCGTGTTCCTGCACCCAGGCAGATCAAACATTCAAATGTGGACAGCATACAGGGACATAGTTTACAACCCCTTCTTAGACAAGGGAGAGGGCAACAAAGTATGGTACCAATATCATACAAAGACAGACAACAAATACGACCCCACAAAATGCCGATACATGGTAGAAGACCTCCCTCTGTGGAGCCTCCTGCACGGGTACGCAGACTACATCATCTCACAAATAAAGTACGGAGACCCCTTAGTAGAGGGAAAAGTGCTAATCAGATGTCCGTATACTCGACCCGCCCTCTACAACAAACAATCCCCGGATGAAGGCTACGTAGTGTACAACACGTACTTTGGCATGGGAAAGTGGGTTGACGGTTCCGGATACATCCCCATCCCCGAACGCGCCCGGTGGATGGTGATGCTAAAGTACCAGCTTGACGTGTTTCACGACTTGGTAGTGTGCGGACCGTGGGCTTACAGGGACGACGAAAAGAGCGTGCAAATGCCCTGCAAATACAAGTTCAGATTTAAATGGGGCGGTACTACTCTGCGTTCCCAGGTCATTCGAAACCCCTGTTCGGGCGGAGACGTGGCACCCGCCTACCCCCATAGACGACCTAGAGACGAACAAGTCGTTGACCCGCGCGTGGTCGGCCCCCAGTGGTCTTCCACTCCTGGGACCAGAGACGAGGACTGTTTAGCGAGAAAGCTTTCCGACGAATGCTCCAGAAGCCGAACCCTAGCGAAGAGCCTTTTGCAGGCCCAAAAAGACCTTTCTTGCTTATGTCAACAGAGGTCCCCGAAGGAGGAGAAAGAGACTCTCCTTCGGCAAAGAAGGCGAGACTCTCCTCGGGGTCGGAAACGGAGGGCAGCTCGTCGTCGGACGCCTCCCAGAAAGTCCAAGAAACGACGAGACACCTCCTCCAGCGAAAGCTCGCAGAACAGCGACAGCTCAGGAGGCAGCTGGAGTTCATGGCGGTCCAGCTCGCCAAAACCCAGCAGGGCCTACACCTAAACCCGCTCCTGTTATCCTGCCAGCCAAAAACCGGGTTCTGATGTTCCCGGAGCGCGGCAGCAAACCCGTTCCCACCTCCCAGGCCTGGGAGGACGAGTTCATCACCGCCAAGGCGTGGGATCGCCCCGTCCGCTCTTTCCTCAACGACAAACCCTTCTACCCCTGGTGTCCTCCGGGCATCAAAGTAAAATTCTGCCTCAACTTCAAATAAACAAGGCCGTGGGACTTTCACTGGTCGGTGTCTGTTTATTAAAGTCGCTAAGCACTCCGAGCGCCAGCGAGGAGTGCGACCCCCCCCCCAGGGCCCACTTCTTCGGAGTCGGGCGCTACGCCTTCGGCTGCGCCCGACACCTCAGCCCCCCCCTCGCCCGTCCGCGCTTCGCGCGTCCGACCTTCGGCCTCGGGGGGGGCGGGAGCTTTACTAAACAGACTCCGAGACGCTCTTGGACACCCGAGGGGGCGTACAGCAACGAAAGTGAGTGGGGCCAGACTTCGCCATCGGGCCTTTATCTCTGGGGGACCGCCGGGACCGTTCGCGGTATCGTAGCCGACGCGGACCCCGTTTTCGGGGCCCCCGCGGGGCTCTCGGCGCGTTTTAATGACGTCACGGACGCCATTTTGTGATACGCGCGTCCCCTCCCGGCTTCCGTACAACGTCAGGCGGGGCGTGGCCGTATCAGAAAATGGCGGCCATTTTCTTCCGGGTAAAAGGTCGCAGCTACGTCATAAGTCACGTGACTGGGCAGGTACTAAACCCGGAAGTATCCTCGGTCACGTGGCCTGTCACGTAGTTGTACGTCACGGCCGCCACTTTGTATAACAAAATGGCTGACTTCCTTCCTCTTTTTTAAAAAAATACCGGAAGTAACGGCCCAGGGGCGGGGCGCGCGCTTCCCCTGGGGGGAGCACTGCTCCCCCCCCCCGTGCGCATGCGCGCGGGTCCCCCCCCCTCGGGGGGCTCCGCCCCCCGGCCCCCCCC